ACCTATAGTATTATTTTGCAACGCTTGATGACCAAATGCACTGTTATAAAAACCAGTCGTATTGGCATACATCGCTTTATAACCAAAAGCGTTATTTGAACTTGTACTATTATTATATAAAGATAAATAACCTACAGCATTATTGTTAATTCCAATAAGATTAGATCTTAAAGAATAATTACCAAATGCAACGTTTCCGCCACCTGTTGTATTTTCTCTTAAAGCGTATACACCAAATGAAGAATTTTGTTGACCAATTGTATTATTTCTTAAAGACTGATAGCCTATCGCAGTATTATTTGAACCTGAAGTAGTTAATCGCATCGCATCTCTACCCATAGCTGTATTACTAGAACCAACTGTATTACCTCTCAAAGCATACAAGCCGAATGCAGAATTATTTATACCTGATGTATTACTGAATAAACTATAAAAACCAAATGCACTATTATTAACGCCTGTGATATTATTATAAAGAGACTTATAACCGAAAGCGCTATTAGCATATCCAGTTGTATTAACAAATAAAGCTCTATAACCAAAAGCACTATTATTTCCTCCAGTTGTATTATAAAACATTGATTGGAAACCAACAGAAACATTGTTAGCACCAATTGTATTATTAAATAAAGCGTTAACACCTACTGCTACATTTTTTGCGCCGGTAGTGTTGTATCTTAATGCGGTTTCACCAAATGCGCTATTGTAATTACCAATTGTGTTAACTTGTAAAGAACCATTTCCTACAGCTGTATTACCTGTACCTGTAGTATTTAATCTTAATGCTCTATAACCAAATGCAGCATTATTATTTGTTGTATTATTTACTAATGTTTGATAACCTACAGCAGTATTAGCGCTACCAATTAAATTTTCTTGTAATGCACTACTACCAATTGCTATGTTGTAACTACCACTTATATTTTTTCTCAAAGCATATGTACCAAATGCACTATTTTCAACACCTGTGGTATTTTCTCTTAAAGCACTAGTACCCATTGCATTGTTATTTGTACCAATAGTATTACCATATAATGCTCTATAACCAATAGCATTATTATTTACTCCAGTGCTATTATAGAAAAGTGATTGATAGCCTATAGCAGAATTAGCTTGACCAATAGTGTTATATCTTAACGCTTGTAAGCCAAACGCGCTATTATTATTACCGGTAGTATTACCTCGCAAAGCATCCAATCCCATTGCTGTATTATTATTGCCGATTGTATTTGCGAACAAAGCATAAAAACCAAAAGCTGAATTGTTATTACCACTTGTATTTAATTTTAATGCGTCTTTACCAAAAGCTGAGTTGCTATTACCAGTTGTATTATTTTGTAATGTACTTAAACCAAATGCAGAATTATTAGCTCCAATAGTATTATTCAACATAGAATACATACCAAATGAACTATTATTTCCTCCAGTAGTATTTGAAGCTAACGATCTAAAACCAAATGAACTATTTTGAGTACCAATAGTATTAGTTAATAGAGAATGATAACCAACGGCTGTATTACCTGTACCTGTTGTATTACTATATAGAGCTTTAAATCCAAATGCGCTATTATTGTTGGCAGCATTATAATTTAAAGCATAATTACCAAAAGCGCTATTATTAATTCCTGAGATATTATTTCTTAAAGCGTATACGCCAAAAGCGCTATTATTATATCCAGTTATATTATTTCTTAGAGAATGTAAACCAAAAGCGCTATTATTATAACCAGTTGTAGTGAGTCGTATCGCTCCAAAACCAAAAGCACTATTACTATTACCAATAGTATTTGTATTTAATGCATAATTACCAAAAGCGCTATTATTTTGACCAATTGTATTTGATGATAATGCTTGATAACCAACAGCAGTATTATTTGCGCCTGTAGTATTGCTAAATAAAGAATAAAAACCAAATGCACTATTATTTGTACCAATTGTATTTAATAATAATGACTTAAAACCAAATGCGCTATTTTGTCCACCTGTGGTATTTGTGTATAATGACAAATAACCAAATGCACTATTTGCAGATGCTAAATTATTTTGTAAAGATCCATAACCGAATGCCGCATTCAAACTACCTACGAGATTATTTTCCAAAGCGCTCTTACCAAAAGCAGCGTTTCTGCTACCAGTAGTATTTAGTCTCAAAGCTCTATAACCAAAAGCGGCATTATTAACGCCGATAGTATTATTTCTTAGAGAATAAAGACCAAATGCACTATTATTAACACCACTTGTGTTACTAAATAATGATCTGTATCCAAATGCGCTATTAGCTCCACCTATTGTATTGGTAAATAAAGCATTTGTGCCAAATGCGCTATTAAGACCACCAATAGTATTATTATATAGTGATTGATAACCAAAAGCACTGTTGGATGATCCCGTTGTATTAGACAACATTGAATTAAAACCAACTGACGTATTTGACGTACCTGTTGTAGTTTCTCTCAATGCGTTGACACCTACAGCAACATTATAAGAAGCAGTTGTATTCTTTAATAATGCTTGATAACCAACGGCTGTGTTATAAGTACCAATTGTATTACTTTGTAAAGCAGAACGGCCAACAGCAGTATTAGCTATACCAACGGTATTACTATATAATGTATAATTACCAAAACCAACATTGTTTACACCAGTGGTATTGTATCTAAGCGCAAAACTACCAAATGCAGAATTATCAGAACCAGTAGTATTTGCAAATAAAGCGTTTACTCCAAGTGCATTATTTCTTACACCGACAGTATTTTGTTGTAAAGCATTTAAACCAACCGCTACGTTATTAACGCCTGTTGTATTTTTAAGCAAACTGTAATTTCCAAATCCAATATTATTTTCTCCAATGGTATTATATCTTAAAGCATTAAGACCAAACGCTGAATTATTGTTTCCGGTTGAATTATTCAACAATGCTTGATAACCAACTGCTGTATTGTTTACGCCAATTGTATTGTATCTGAGAGCATTAAAACCAAATGCTGAATTGAAACTACCAGTTGTATTTGTCGTTAAAGAATTTGTTCCGAATGCACTGTTGCTTGTACCTATTGTATTAGCAAATAAAGCACTAGAACCAAATGCGCTATTATTATTTGTGGTATTATTAAATAATGCATTTGTGCCTACAGCTGTATTACTAGAACCCACAACGTTTGAATATAAAGTGCCTCTACCAACCGCTGTATTATAATTTCCAGTAGTATTATTACGAAGCGACACTCTTCCCATCGCAGTGTTTTCCACACCAATTGTGTTAGCATATAAAGCTATATAACCAAATGCAGTATTAGAATCACCTGTAGTATTACTAAATAAAGCTGCTGATCCTACGGCAGTATTTTGTTTACCAATTGTATTAAATCTTAATGTTTGATTGCCAATTGCGGTATTATCTACACCTGTAGTATTAAGATACAAAGCTCTATAACCAAATGCACTGTTATAACCAGTTGTTGTACTTCTTAATGCTTGATAACCTACAGCAGTACTATTAATTCCACTAACACTATAAAATAGTGTTTCAAAACCAATAGCAACATTTGCATTACCACTTGCATTATAGAGTAAAGCGTTGTGACCAAATGCGCTATTATTTTTACCCGTAGTATTTCCATATAATGAAGCATAACCTACAGCAACATTGCTGTAACCAAATGTATTATTTCTTAAAGATTGTCTACCTACAGCTACATTATAACCACCAGAAGTATTTGCTCTTAATGCACTTGCGCCTACAGCAACATTATAAGAACCTGTATTATTAGTTCTTAAAGCATAATAACCAAATGCACTGTTTTCTATACCAATTGTGTTACCCTGTAAAGCACCATAGCCAAATGCATCGTTATACTTACCCGTTGTATTAGCACCCAAAGCAAAATTACCAAATGCATTATTATATGCACCAATTGTGTTCAACTGCATTACTTTATAACCAAAAGCATTATTTGCTGCACCAGTTGTGTTCGCAACTAATGCTTTAAAACCAAATGCGCTATTTAACGAACCAGTTGTATTTGCTTTTAATGCTTGATAACCAAACGCACTATTATTATTAGTTGTATTAGATTCTAAAGCGGATGTACCTACAGCGGTATTATTGTTACCGTTTACATTATTATACAAACTACTAACACCAATTGATACATTGTAGTTGCCAGTCTTATTAGTATATAAAGCATTAACACCAACACCAACATTTTCTACACCACTGGTATTAGAAAACATTGAATACATACCAAACGCACTGTTGTATCTACCACTAACATTAGTAAACAATGATCTATGACCAAAAGCACTATTAAAACTACCAGTAGTATTAGCATATAATGCGGTTTCACCTACTGCTGTGTTTTTTGTACCAATTGTATTAGTATACAATGTCTTGTAACCAAATGCACTATTACTATCAGTTGTGTTACTATACAAAGCGTTAGATCCAAAAACACTATTATTTGCTCCAATTGTATTATAACGTAAAGCACTTGCGCCAAATGCGCTATTATTGCTACCTGTTGTGTTAGACTGCAAAGCGCTTCTTCCTAAAGCAGAATTGTTATCACCAATAGTATTGTTTAATAATGACAAACCACCAACAGCGGTATTGTTTTGACCAATAGTGTTTCCACCTAATGATTGACGACCTACAGCTGTATTTAAAACGCCTGTCGTATTAGCATACAAAGAGTACACACCAAATGCACTATTGCTAGTACCAATTGTATTGTTATACAAAGATGCATATCCAACTGACGTATTTAGATTTCCAGTCGTATTTGAATTTAAAGCGCCGCCGCCTACTACAGTGTTGTTACTAACATTACCGGTTCCTTTACCAACAGTAACACCATTTATAGATAAACTATGAACTACGTCAGTGGTATTACTATCTCCAATTGTAGAAGATGAAGTGAATTTGACTATTGTATTTGTTGTGCCTGAAAAAGATGCGCTTGTTCCACTAGAACCAGAAGTTCCACTTGTTCCGCTAGAACCAGAAGTTCCAGTAGCTCCAGTTAAACCGCTTGAACCTGAAGTGCCGCTAGAACCTGAAGTGCCACTTGAACCTGAAGAGCCACTAGAACCAGAAGAACCACTTGATCCAGAAGTTCCTGAACTACCACTTGTTCCACTTGAACCTGAAGTCCCGCTTGATCCACTTGATCCAGAAGTTCCTGAGCTACCGCTTGTTCCACTTGAACCTGAACTACCACTTGTTCCACTAGAACCCGAAGTACCACTTGATCCACTTGATCCAGAAGTTCCTGAACTACCACCAGTTCCACTCGAACCTGAGCTACCACTTGTTCCACTTGAACCTGAACTACCACTTGTTCCACTTGAACCTGAAGTCCCGCTTGATCCACTTGATCCAGAAGTTCCTGAACTACCGCTTGTTCCACTCGAACCTGAGCTACCACTTGTTCCACTAGACCCTGAACTACCACTTGTTCCACTAGAACCCGAAGTCCCACTTGATCCACTTGATCCAGAAGTTCCTGAACTGCCACTAGTTCCACTAGAGCCAGAAGTTCCATTTATACCAGACGATCCAGAAGTTCCATTAATTCCAGAAGAGCCGCTTGTTCCCGAAGATCCACTTGTTCCAGATATACCGCTACTTCCTGAAGTACCGCTAGTTCCTGATGTTCCTTGTATTCCAGATGTTCCGTCGATTCCAGATGAACCGCTTGTTCCAGAAGTTCCATTTTTAACTTGGAAAGCTGTATAGCTCATATTATATATTATTTATTTACACTTTATATATCTAAAAATCTATTTTATATTATGGAGAAATAATTATTCCTCTATATCTTAAAATATTTCCTGTTGTCGATGACGTTGCAATTAATATTGGTTTAGAAATCTCGCCAATATTACTTGGTTCGGTTGTTGTTATTGCGCCAGCAATAGTTGGAGAAAGAAAATAAACAACACCAATAGTTAAACCAGTTAATCCAGTTACTTTTCCTTCAAATACCACATCAAAATCATTACCATTAACTGATTGTACAATACCAAAAACTTCTGCATTTTGTGCAGAATCAGCTTGAGCTTTATACCAAGTGCCTGTATCAAATCGAATAACATCTCCTATAGAAAAACCATGTGAAACTTGAGAATAAGTTTCATAAAGAGAATAAGAATTTCCGCTAGTGCCTGATGATCCAGAAGTGCCACTTGTTCCAGAAGATCCGCTAGTTCCTGAAGATCCACTAGTACCAGAAGATCCACTTGTGCCTGAAGAACCGCTAGTTCCTGAAGATCCCGAAGTTCCATCTACTCCTGAAGAACCGCTTGTTCCAGAACTTCCACTAATTCCAGAAGAACCGCTAGTACCTGATGATCCTGATGTGCCTGAACTTCCTGATGTTCCACTAGAGCCAGATGTCCCTGAAGTCCCAGAAGTTCCACTAGAACCTGAAGTTCCATTAATTCCTGAAGACCCACTTGTTCCAGATGAACCGCTTGTACCACTTGTTCCTGTTGAACCGGAAGTTCCAGATGTTCCGCTAGACCCAGAAGTTCCATTTATACCACTAGAACCAGAAGTTCCATTGATGCCTGAAGAACCTGAAGTTCCATCGATTCCAGAACTCCCATTCGTTCCTGAAGAACCGCTGGTTCCTGAAGAGCCAGATGTTCCTGAAGTACCAGAGATTCCACTAGAGCCTGACGTTCCATTTATTCCTGAAGATCCTGAAGTACCATTTATTCCTGAGCTACCGCTGGTTCCTGATGAACCGCTAGTACCAGATGAGCCACTTGTGCCTGATGATCCTGATGTGCCTGAACTTCCTGATGTTCCACTTGATCCAGAAGTGCCATCAATTCCAGAACTTCCACTTGTTCCTGAAGAACCGCTAGTTCCAGATGAGCCGCTTGTGCCTGATGACCCTGATGTACCTGAAGACCCAGATGTACCTGAGCTTCCACTAGTGCCTGATGTACCACTCGTTCCAGAAGTACCGCTAGTTCCTGAAGTTCCTGCTGGTCCTCTTTCGACTATTTTAGAAGTGGAACCTGCTGGCGCTACAGATTGAACTAAAATAGAATTATTATTACTGCTATCAACAACAGTAGAATTCGATCCTCCTCCAACGGTTACATTTATCTGATTGTTATTAGAGGAAGTATTGACATTTATATTTGACATTACGATAATTGCGTTACATCAGGTAAAACATTTAATCTAAATTCAAAAAGAGTACGATCCATAATGCCAGTAGAATAAAAATGCAAATCACCATACAAATTAATTGGCGGAAAACCTCTTGTAACACTAGCTGGAAAATTAAATTCTACGACTCCGGTGCCATTTACTCCAGATACAACAGTTGGTACAAAAGTATATAATAAAGTTCCATCTGGGTGTGGGCGAATTTGCCCAGTGCAAGTTATATTTGTAAAATCTAAACTATCAGATGTTACAGTTATTGTCTGCGTAGGAAAAGTGTCGCCTCTTATAATAGATAACTGTGTCGCCATTTGATATTTATTACACGTTATATTAAATTTGGAGACAAAAAAACCCAAGCTTTCGCTTGGGTTTATTGATATTTTTTATATTACTTAACTACTGGCAAATCTGGATTCACAACTCCATTGCTTGACGCACCAGAAGTTGCCTTCGCACGATTTGCGAGTTCTTGATTGATGACGCGAAGATTAGCCTGAGCTACTTCGATCTTACCTAGTTCATCATAGGCAAATGCCTTTAGCTGAACATCGGTTACTTGTGATAGATTAATTTGATTCTGATTGTTCTGTTCCATAATTAATTAGGTACTATATATTATATCTCGCGGAGAATTTTTAAAGTTTTTTGATGCTTTGGATTATTAGGATCTAAAACTAAAGAAGGATTTTGAACCAACATAGATATCGTTCCTTTATTAGTAGACTTAAATTCGCGCAACAACTTCTCTTTGATTTGCTGGCGTGAGCCACTAGCAAAAATACCAACTTTTTCGCACATATGCTGCAAATCTACGATGGTCATTTCATTTAACTTTTCCTTAAAAATATCAATATTAGATGTACCAAATGGATTCATCTTTTTAATACCAAGAATTTCTTCAAGCTTTTTTACCTTTTCAATATCAGGATCAGTATAAACTTTTCCATCAGCAAGATTTAAACTATCTAGCTCAGACTTTTGAGGTTCAGGCTTTGCTGCATTTGTTGGTTTATTTTTTGTGGACTTTTTAGCCATATACTATATTACACAAAATTGATAATATTCAATAAAAAAGGCGTTACCCTTTCGGATAACGCCTAATTTATGACGAACTACTATTTATATTAGACAATCAATCCAACCAAAGCGCGATTGTCGAGAACCATACGGCCCTCTTCAAGAGCGCCATAATAACCAATCTTACCCTGACGTAGAGTATATTGGTCATCAGCGACTAGATTGAATTCTGATCCAGAATCAGCATCAACAGCTACAGCGCGAACGAGTGAATCGCGTGATCTGTCGAGACCAACTACAATCTGCTCAGTAGCGAGGAATTGTTGAGCAGTACCACTATTGGACTGTACAGCGTAGTTATCAGCATAAGCTGTAGCACCAGCGACTGTATCGAAAATAGTGGTGAACTTCTTACCAACACCGAACTCTAGGATTTCCATGATGGAAACTCCGAAGAATTCAGGAATACCAGCCTGACTGAAAACTTGATTACGAATTTCGTCAGTAGCAGCGATAGGAGCGTTTGAAGCTGTCTGTGAAGCAGCGTTACCAGTGGTCAAACTTCCCTTGGTGTTAATTGGGTTGTAAGCCATACCACGAATTTCTTCGATGATTTCTGGAGAAACGATAAGATCGGTTAGACCTCTACGAGCGCCAGAAGGAGTACCACCAACGAATGAAGCGTTGATACGCTTAATCTTGGTGAATAGCTTGTTCAAGTCGTTAAGAACGAAACGACCAGCAGCAGCAGAGCGGAAAACGTGATAATTATTAGCAGCAACGGAATCATTACCAGTTGAAGCTTGAGCTAGAGCAGTCATTACGAGGTTAGCAGAAGTTCTTTCTTGCTTGAGCATGACTTCTTGAGCAATGCGAGTGAAAGACTTGCTAACTACATCCAAGCGGCTCTTAGCGGCGTACTTCTTATCGAAAGCGACAGCGCTGTCGAGACGATAAGTAGCGATCTTTAGCTCAGAAGCCAAAGGTTGAACTACGTTCTGAGGAAGACCACCAGCGACACTTTGGCTATAGACCTTGATGTAATCTTCGTCGAAGATATCATAATAGAGGTCTAGAGGAATTGAAGGATTATCTTCAGCATTGAACTGAAGACTTGTGAACAAGTTGGAGATAGTTGGAGCGTTATTAATTACTTCAGCCAATACTGGTCCAATGAATTCAGCCAATGCTACTTGAGCATCGAAGGCTACTTCACGGTTCTTTGAGGCTAGAGCTTTGATTAGCTCAACTTGTTCATCTGTTCTCTTTAAAACGATTTTCATATTTTTAAGTTTTTAAATATTAGACAACGTAGGAAGTTACACAGTCGATTTGGACTAGAGCGTACTTGCCAGTGGTAGTTCCAGCGAAATAATCGCTCTTACCATTCTGAGAAACACGTTGACCAGTTCCCAAAATTCTACCAATGATGCTGGTAGTTCCAGTGATTGGTGATACTAGAGCAGCAGATAGACCAGAAACCTTACCAGCGTTAGCAGAGATAACGAGGTGATTGTTTACAGTCATGCTACCATCTACCCAATCGATAGCTGTATCAGCCAAGGTGAAGATACCCTTAGTAGCTACAGGAACGGCTTGTCCAGTAAGAACAGCTTGCAATTCAGCTCTCTTTACAGGATTATAAAGTAGTCTTTCGCCATTTTCATCAGCGGCGAGAGTTTGATTTAGCGTAATACCGAGAACTGGAGTACCAGCGGTAGCCGCAGTAAATTGTAGAGGTACAGCAGGATATTGAGCAGCTCCCAAGAAAGGATAATCTGCTTTACCTAGTGTATTTGTGATATCGGTAGCTGTGTATTGAATTGGATCTAGATCCAAGTTACCAGCAGATACCTTAACGAAAACACCGGCTGAACCATTACCATTTGTAGATGGGGTGGCATCAACAGTGTCGCTAGCGAACATGTTAATAACATCATTATCGCTATACTGTCTGAATGGATATAATCTTAGTGACATATATTTTTAAAATTTAACGGTTATATTTTCTTTGCTGAAAGCCTTACCTAGTCTTTCTTTCCAAGAAGTCTTTGTTTCAGAAGGAGTAATTGACTGAGCGGGAATAGCTGGCTCTTCGCGTTTGGCATTAGCCAAAGCTGTTTCAACCTCAACTGTCTTTTCGACAACTTCAGTTGGTTGAGTCTTGACTTGACCCATTCTCTTAGCCAATTCAGCTTCTAAACGTTCTTGGAAAATCTTATCTTGATCTAGCTTTGATGCTTTGCTCTTGTGTCTGAATAGAACGGCGACCTTATCTTTATAAGAAGCGAAAGCTTCATCACTATTAGCTAGAGCAGAAACTTCTTTAGCGAGGAACTGACGATCAACTTCGTCAAGATCGTACTCGCTATCTAGTATGTTCATTCTTGAACTATAAAGTTCTTGAGCAGCCTGAGCAGAAATTGTGTTTTCGAGTTCTGCGAGCTTGGCAGCGGTTTCAGAAAGTTTCTTATTATTCTCTTCTAGATCTTTCTTGAATTGTTCGGCTTGAGCGACGGCTTCAGCCTTGGCGATTTCAGCTTTTTCCATTTCGAGCTTAATTTCGTCGTTCTTGAGTTTAATGCTTTCAGCGATTTTAGCAGAAATTGAGGCAACAGCTTCTTCACTAAACTTGACAGAATCTTGCTTTTCAGCGAGAACTGTTTTTAATGCAGATAGTATTTGTTCTAAATCCATAGTTTTAGTTTTGGTATTATTTACAGATTGTTTTTCTTTTTGTGAAAATATTTTATTGTTAAAGCTTAGTAAATCTATGGAATTAACTTCATAAGATTCAGCTTCTTCAGTCTCCATCTCTTCTTCTTCCTCATTTTCTTCAGTATCATCGTCTGAATTTATTGCTGAAGTTCCATCATCAATTACTACTCCTTGAACATCTGCCGCTGGATTAGTAGTGAATCCGATACCTAATGGATAAATACGTCCAGTAACCAAACGGTATACTGGAGTACCATCGTTCATGAATCCAGGTCCATCAAAGCCTTTCAAATATTTTTTAAATTCATCAATTTGCTCTTTTTTAGTAATGATCTCAGCTTGTTTGAGATCTAAACTACCAACAGCAACAAAGTATTCGTTGAAACCAATTTCCCAACTTGCACTTATCTTTTCATACAAAGCTGACTGAGGATCATTTGAGTCCATCAATGCATCAGCGAAGTCGCGATCTACTGTTTTATAAACCACGGCAGCTAAAGCAATATTAAATGGGTTAAGAGTGTCTTTTACATCTTCATCAGATAATATTTTATTTTCTCCATAAGAAGAAAAAGCAGAATTGACAATATGCCCAACGACTCTTTGCTTTTTATGTTCAATATTCGTTGGCTTATGAATAAAATATTTCTTAAAAGCAATTGCAGTATTTGTATCAATACCGTCACCGTTCTTATTGAAACGATTTACAACAGCAGCATTAAATGCAGCACCAACCAAGTCAACATTTTTTTCTAAATTAACTGAAGAAGGAATAATTGACTTGAGAGGTTCCAATGAAGCTTGTGACAAGAGAATATTCTTATCAAAATTCAATGAAGCCGTAACAATATTGTCAAATTTTGTCTTATAAAGAAACATAATATTAGATTTTACACGGAATATTTAGTGCTGTGATATAAAAGACCCGCAGCATATGTATCTAAATCATGTTCTGAAGCGGTATTTTGAATTTCAGTTAATATTCCTAATGTGTCTAATTTGTTAGGATCGTTTAAAACTTCCGAAGCTACGCTTGACCAATTATCTGATTCGGAAGCTAAAATAATTGCTTCAGAAATTCCTTGAGCTAGTTTCTTTTGTTCTGAATTTAAATTCTTTTTGGCGTATTTCTTTTTTAGCCCCGCTTCAACAATAGAATATAAATCTTTTGTCTTTTCCATAACCTTCGCAATTGCATCTTTAGCGTAAACAGAAGCTTTGGCACCAACAGGACGACCTCTTTCTGTTGGAGTGGTTGTCTTTTTCATTGGAGGCTTTGTTCCTCCACCAGTTGGAACTTCTGGCATAGCTGGAGGAATAACAGGAACGCCGCCAACGATTGGATTGTAATACCCCTTCTTTCTTTCTTCGACGAATTTTTGTTGAGCAATACCTAATTCTTCTTGAGTTGGATATATACCTGTTTCGATAACCTTCAAACCTTCTTCTGGTGGCAATATTCCAAGTTCCATCATGCGAGTTACAACGCGATTAAACTGTGTTTCATCTTTGATAGAAACTTCTTCGAACTTAGCAATTGGACACTTACCTTTAAATCCTAGATTACGGAATATTAATTCCATTTCAGGTTGCAAGAAATCATTCAAGAAAGCTTTTCTAGCTTCTTTTAGTCTTTCGAAAAATACTTGAGCTTTTACTGTAGTATTAGCAAACTTTTCTGATCCAATAAGAATATTTTGTAATCCTTCTTTGATGTCTTCGTTAACGACTTTGTATTTTTCATATCCCAAAACTTTATTCATGTCAGGAATAATGAATTCAGCTTTTGTTGTATAGTCAGCAACCAAAACACGACCAACAGATTGATTGCTTAAAAGACTTTGCATGGCTTTTATGTTTTTATGGTTGATGCCGCCTTTAGCTGGCTCAGTTCCCATAGTTATCAACAAGATTACATTCTCAATTGTGCGACAAATAGCTTGATCAATCTTTTTCATTTCCATTTTAAAATTGATATCATCAAGAACCGCGAAACCAAATGGTACGGCAAATGGTTCATAGTCTTGTTTCTTATAAAAAGAATAAATAATATCAGTAGGATTCAATTGAATCTTCAAACCATCTCTAGCCCATTGCCCTAATCTAATTTTTTCTTTTGTTTCGTCGTCTAGACTTTCAAAAACAGTTTTATCGTGTTCGTTTTTTGGTGATCTTAGTCTTTCTAATTCATATTCAGAAAGTATTTTCTGATAAACAACTTGATGCCAAGAGCTAGTGTGATTTGTTGTTAGATAAAATGGATTGAGTAGTATATATTGAACAGGAACTAAGTTCTTTACATCGTATGGTGTTGGATAGTTATACAATTTAATATCTGTATTATACGAAGATCCATCATACGAAGCGTATGTTTCCAAAAGCTTTTGAAAGTCATCGATTTCAAACTTAGCGTTGATCTTATAAAAGAATACGTTACCACTACGATAGTATTCGCGAAAGTATTGATCTTTTACATTCCACATTCTTGTATACTTCATCCACTTGGTGAAGAAGTCTTTAGCTTTTTGACTTCCACCTTCTAAATAAATTTCGGCGTTAGCAAATTCAGACATGATATCAACTGCATTTCTGAAAATAGCTACGTTGGCATAAGCTTTCTGACATAATTCGATAGCATCGCGGATATTGTATCCATTAATAGACATTTCAAATGGCAACATGCCTTCTCTAATGTTACCATATTTATATATCTTTGGTCCTACATAAGCTAGATTTCTACGAAGATTGGTTGTTTCACCAGTTCCAGTTCGTTCGTATGTGGAAGCTGTACTTTGCTCGTAAAACGGGTCGCCAACAAGCGAAGGTTCTGAGTAATCCTTTAATAAAGCGTCCAAAGGTGCTGATTGATTCTCATCTGCCTTTGAAAACTTACTCCAATAATCTGATCTTTTATTATATTTGCGACTCATGTTAATAATAGTTACACATTGTAACTTTGAAAGTGACTTTTTAACTTTAAGCTATAAACATAGGCTCAAAAGTTTCTGTAATATCATCAACCTGAGTATTACCCATATCAAAATATATTTTACAAAGCCAATTACCTAATACTAATGCTGAATAACTATCTTTTCTAGGTTTATCTGGACCAGATTTACGTTTAAGATTAGCTGGAAGATCGAAATTTTGCATACCTTGTGCAGAAGTTGTTATTTGTATAAGAGCGCATTCTGTTTTTGTAAGCATAATCATATCTGATAAATGTTCTACAAAGTCAATCATTTTAGCTTCTTCATTTTCTTTTTCACTATCTAAAGCGTTAGAGAATTTGAGATCACTAATGCCAATATGTTTTTTAGTTTGGCTTCTGAAGTTGTCATCAATAGCTCTGCTCGCGAAATATGTGCGACGATGATCAAAGTTTGCTTGCAGCAACTCGTTAGCCAAACGTATCCAACCAGAAGTTGGCTTTCTCAAGAATACATATTTATAATCTGATTTATTATATTCACTTTTTGCAGCATAAAGATTCTGAGCATACTCTTCTGGACGCTCAAATTCTGTAACTATTGATTTCAAACTAATCTTAGCGTCTTTGAATAGTTCGCTTTCATTGCAAGAATTCATAAACTGAACACCACCGTTATAGTCCATACAAATTCCTACTACATTGAAGTTTTGCAATAGATATAAGAAATATTTAATATGATCTTTTAGCGCAGATCCTGAAAGAGCATAAGAATGTACTAATGTATTGATTTGTTTTTCTCTGTTAATCTTTAATACTTGAATAGCGAAATCGTCCGACGATTCAGTTTCTGACCAAGAAGGGTCAACCGCTAATACATATTCATCTTCTGGATTTCCAACGACTTCAACAGCAGGTAATTCACCATCTGGCACTGTACACAAAGCCATTTTAGAAATTTTAAAATATCCAGAACTATCATCACTAAATTGTGCGCCAAATTCTCGCAAGAATTGCGACTCACTCATTGTTGCTTTAGCTTGATTGATTAGATTCTGATCATACAGTTGAACTGGAGCGCAATCGTAAGACAACTGCATGATGCAACGCTTTGTTTTTTCATTGTTTTTAGGATTAAATATTAAGTTATCATATTGCTCATATAACTTATATAAATATTCAAATTTAAAAGACGCAGAAGACAATGCAATCAATTTATTATTAGGCCATATATATCTATCGTTCTCAGTCATTTCTCCTTTAGCAATCAATTGTGTTTCTAAGTTATACAACTCTTCTCGCTGAGTTGGATTTTGTACCACAGATAAGAATGGTACAATAACTTCATTATAAATACGTTCAGGCATCAATAAAAACTCGTCAATAATAATACGATGAAAGCGGAATCCACGCAGCTTTTCGCCATCACCTAATGGCAATGCACGAATGCGGCTTTTTCCAATCTCCATTACCCATTCATCATTAGACTTAGATATTTTTGTGATACATTGCTTTAAAAGATACGCTTCTGGTTTTGCTGCAATATCTTCTATCTTTTTGAAGATCATTTTTGACTGACGAAACGAGCGTGACAATATACCAGTCTCAACCCCCTGATTTAATATTGCATCAAGCACAGCATAAATACCAGTGGTATAAGATTTACTCATACCACGCGACCATACTCCTAAAAAATAATCACTTTCCAACATGCCTTTGATAGCCATGTGTTGAAAAGGAAATAATTTTACGCCAGTTATTAGATCTGTAGCGAAAGTAGTATTATTGCGAAGAAATTGATAAAATAATAACTTCGCTTCTCGCTCTTCTAAATAACCAGAAATCTTCGCTAACTCCTCATTGGAAATGAGCTGCGATTTCCTTGGTACTTGGTTGCCTGTTTCCCAACTCATTGTCTAAAAAGTATTGAATATCTACCTGCCACAGTGACTTACCATGATACAACAATTTAGGTATAATATCTAAAGATTTATTTCTGCTACCTGTAAATATAAATTGTATATGTCTAGGATATTTATGGCATAAGTTACGCATATTATGAAAAACGTATTCTAAATTTGTTTTTCTATTATACTTCTTTTGATTGAAAAGAATTGTATTAATATTGCTTTCTACAACTACAAATAAATAACAATCAAGCTCAACAGCTTTTATCAATTCTCTTTCAAATCGTTCAATGCCTGAAGCCATCGTTCCTAAAAAGTCAGATTCACTTTTTCTATCCACAAATGTATTAGTAAAATATTTTCTGTCTGCTATTAGATAATCACCAACAAAGATTTTTTCTACCTTTGACTTAGGAAACTCTAAAGGATCTTGTTCTCTCGTATCCACAAGAATTGGCAAATGCGAAACATTGGTATTCTTAAAAGCTTCTGGTAAATTTTTATTAAATAAAGGTTCAATATTTAATAACTTACAAGCTGAAGTATAAGAATTAAAATGTTTCTTATAAATATTCAAACTAGGCATATCTAAAGTTATCAATTCATTATGAAACGGCGCAAAATGATATTGTTTTTCATCAATTCTTTTCTTTAGAATAT